CCATTAACTATATTATTTAATTCAGAAATTATTTTTAATTCTTCATTACCCCAAGACTCCTCACATTGAGGAATGTTCTTAGGATAATAATCAAAATAATTTACTTGTTTAGGTTCTTTCATAATATAGCAATTATAAATTTTTGAAATGCAAAGAAGTATGCAGCTGTGCACGCTGTTATAAATAATAAATCCATTATTGCTGCTTTCATTTCTTCCTTTTCATATCTTTTATCTTTTTTATCTCTAATTCACAATAGTGAATTATCTTTTCTAAGTCCTCTATTCCATTTTTATTCTGGTATCTACAAACGTACTTCACAACGTTCCCCTGAAAGAAGCTGAGATTATTTTTAGATATAAATTCATACGGTTGAATGTGAAACGATTTATAGTGATTGCCGCCTATCTGTTTTTCTTGTGGAAATGCTTTTTCAAACATATCTTTTGTTGTCATACTATTGGTCCTCCTATGTTATATTGATATTCTGATATTGGTTGCATTAGAAATAAATTTTCTTTTGCTCTAGTTATTCCTACAAAAAATGTCCTATGTTCTGGATCTGGATTTTTTAAAGCTGATTCATATATAATTCTTTCTAAATCAGTATATAAAACAACATTATCTGCTTCTTCTCCTTTAACACTATGTATTGTAGAAACTTTTATTCTTGGTTCTTTCATCAAGTCATCGCCTGATTCTAATAAATTCTTTATGTATGTTTTACTTTCTTGTGGAAAATTTAAATGCTCCCAGCTCCCCGTCGCTCGCAACCCGTAATGTTCTCTAAGTTCTTGCATATCAACTGAGATAATGGACTCTAGTTTTTTTTCATTTTTAAATCCTCTTGCTACGTGAATTTCAGTTTTTAAATATTGCCATAAATCTTGTGCATCTTTTTTATTTATCTTTGCACCTTTATTTAATCTATCCCATACTCGATATGCATTTACCATTTCAGTAGGTAATATATCCTGAGTCTTTGCATAAAATCTTAAATTTAAACTATTTAAATATTCTTTTATTGGATCTAACATTTTATTAGTTCTAGCTAATATCATCCAATTACCCGTAGATAAGTCCAAATCTTCTAATGCCATATCTTCATAAATGTTTCCTTCTGCGTCTCTAGGTTCCCATTTTTTATCTAATCGTTCATTCATATATGGAAATATAGATTCAGCTAACTTATGTATTTTTCTAGGAACTCTTCTAGATTGTACTTGTGCATCAACTGTTCCTTTTAAATTAATGAAGATACTTGGATCAGCGCCTTGAAATGTATAAATGGTTTGATCATCATCTCCAGCTATGTATGAACGTTTGCATTTTGATTCAATGTAAAAAAACATTTTCCATTGTAATGGACTTAAATCTTGAGCTTCATCTAAAAATACAACATCTAATTCAGGACACACTTGTTTATCTATAAACTTTGCAATCATATCGTAATATTCAACCATTCCTGTATGTTCTTTGTAAGTTTGCAAATGTGATTCTATTAATTCTGTTAAACTAACTTCAACAGTTTGATATAAATCTAATTGTATGGCTGCTTCTTCTATATCTATTTGACGAGATCTAGCATACTCAATAATTTTCATATGTGGATTTGTATATTCAACATAACCAAATTCATTTGTTCTAGATTCAAAGGATAAATCTTTGCATACTTGTGAATAGTTTTTAAAACTATTCCATTTACTTCCTTTTAATAATTGTGTTTGTGTAGTAATTCCTAATGCATTACTTCCTAAAGAATGCATTGTACCTATATGAAATAAATTATCTGTAATTCTTCTTTGTGCTTCATCAGCTGCCGCATTACTAAATGATATGTAAGCTATCTTTTTTGGATTAGTTTTATATTCCTTTAATTCTTTCTCTAAATACTTTGTTAAAGTAAATGTTTTACCTGTGCCAGGCGGACCAGGTATTATTATTCTATTGGTATGGAGCATCTTTAATCTTATCTTTTCTGGCAATAGGTTTATCTATTTCCATTTGTTTAATAACTAGATGCCTTGTATTTTTACCATCTAAATTAGATATCTCTTCTTTTGCATTAAATAAAGTTTCTAACATTCTCATTGTTGCTTCATATTTAATATTCCAAGATTTACTTCTTAATAAAAAATTCCAAAAAGATTTAAATTTAAAATAACTTGTTCCATTTTCAGTAAACGGAACTCCTCTTTTAATATCTTCTTTTTTCTTACCATTTGCTCTTGATATAAATTCAATTAGTAATTCTTTTAATTGATTATCTGTCTTTAATATTTCTGGTGCTTCTATTGGTATAGATTCTTGTAATAGTTTATTAATTTGTTTTCTCCATATTAATTTTGCAACAGGTAACATTGATTGATTAATCTGTTCCATACATTTTAAAGAAAATTTATCAGGTTCGTGTAGATCAGCACCACTAACTTCAACCATACCTTCACCAACCGTTACATAATAAATAGGCGGATTAGATGTATATTTTTGTATTTCTTTTATTTCTAGTCCAGGAGAAAAATCATCACCTACACCAAATTCTTGTTTAATACATTTTTTAGAATTACAGAAAGATGCAATAGGCTCATCTTTACATTTGTATTGATATTCTTTTCCACTTATTGATTTGATTAATATATCTATTTCTTTTTTATCTAAAGGTGGTTGGCAATATTTATCATTGTAATTAAATATTTTAGTATCCCAATTATCAGGAAATCTTTTTTTACAATAAACACCAAAATTATACATTGCATTGTTTCTTTGTCCGTTTGGTATTCCTTCTTGTGACAACATTCTTAAACAAGGTGGTGCACCTTTTAATAAATCAATATCTTCAGGTTTATCTTCTTTAATTTTTAATTCTACCAAATCTTCTTCTGTTAAAACTATTTGATCATAATATTTAAAAAATTCTTCTATGGTCATAGCATTTCCATCATAATTAAATGCATATCGCAACGTTTGATTTACATTATGATAAGGTAAGTTTAAAAAACTACCCACGTCTCCTCTTTCTTTATTAATATGATTTTGTTTTGGAAATATTTCTGATCGTGCATAACCTAACATTGCAGCTATATCTTTTAATTTATTTCTAAATAATGCTGCAGGAATAAATTCTTCTGCAAATAAAAATACGTGTGCGCCTCCAGATTTTGATCTAAATACTACTAAAGGTAATTTGTTTAATTTAATTTTGTCTATTAATTCTTTATGATTTAAATTGTAAACATCTATGTCTATACAAGCCCATTTACATTTACTGTCTTCATTAATAGGAATAATTCCTAACGCAGGATCTTTTCCTAATAAATGATCTGCCCACATATCATCAGTTACAGGTTTTTTAACTATAACTGATTTAGTTTTATGTTTACCTCGTTCATCATATTCTTCTGTTTTACGAGTTTGACCATACGCATTGTATGATCCTTCAAATATATCTTTAAATTTTTTTATTTCTATCATATCCATCTTTCATTCTTAGGCGGCCTTACGGCCGCCTGTTTCATTAATTGTGAACGATAATTAAAATTATCTGTTTGCAAAAGAACCATAGAATTTTTTAGCTCTTTCATATAAAGCCGCATCTTCTACTGGACCTACCTTTGCAACGTTCCAACCATACCATTGATTACCTTTACCTGTATTTAATACAGAAGATAATTTGTATATATGGCTAAATGAAGGTGGGGTATATGGACCGTTTTTACCATCCATAACTATTGATCTCATCATAGAGTTCCATTTTCTACTAATCTTACCTTGAGATGAACTCATAGATATCATAGCAGTTTCTGAACCATTTTTTCCTAAGATGATTACAAAGTGTTGACCTACAGTTAATATGTAGTTTCCATTTTGCAATCTATCTTTTCCATCAGGTCCTTTAGTTGTTTTTTCTAAAATATCTGATGTATCAGGATATATCATTTCTGGTCTACCAGAACCTGTTCCGTAATCGGACCATTCTTGGAACTCTCGTTTGTAATAACAAGGAACTACATTTATTCCTTGATCACCATTATACAGTTGTTTTGTAACTGTATTTAAGAACATTCCAGGTTCTGCACCCTCAACATAATTTTGATTACGTTTCTGTGCTTCTGCTGATCCGTTCTGTAATAGTTTTAAGATTGGTGGAGCCAGTGATTCTGTCTTCACATTCTCAAAACCCAGGTGTGCATCAGCTTCAAATAATGAAGCAGATGGAAGTCCTGCTTCTGACTTCTTTACCACTTGTTTCACGTTACTCGTTTCGCTCATCTAGTTTCTCCTTTTTTGTTTAGCGTCTTGTTATTTTCGTTTGGTTACCTTCAAACGGCTTGAATAGGTCAGCGGGAACATCTTGTCCAGATTCTAGACGTTCCCTGACCAATGCCTTGAGTGTCATTGGGTTAACACCAATTTTCTGGACTGGTTCAAACCCATTGCCTCGTGCAAGGTCGACATATGATGCCGCCTTGTTATCTTCGCCACGACCAAAGGTAACGGTAATATCATTTTTAATAATATCACCTAGACCGTTGTTACGAAGCCATTCAAAAGCTGCTTCCTGTTGATCTTTTGGAATAGATGCGCCGTAGATTTTTTTGATTTCTACTGACTCGCCATCCTTCAGCTTTAATTTTGTAATTTGCATTTCATCCATCATTGCAGGAATTTCTACAGCTGATAAATAATTTGCTCTTTCTTTTAATTTTTTTACAGACTCTTCTGCATTTGCAATTTCATCTTCTAAATCTTTTAATTCAATTACCTTATCTGATAATCTTTTAGCGGAATCTATTTGCTCCACCGATTGTATTCTATCGTTTTCAAAATTTATTGTCATAGCTTTCTATCCTTTCTATATATATTTTATTTTTTTATTGTCAAGTTTTATTATACAAATCAATTTCAACAGGATAATATCTTCTTTCTTGTTTGTCCCATTTTAATAATTTATATTTTCCATTTGTTATATCAGAAACTATTGAACACGCAACACCAATAATTGCAGGATCACCTGTAAGTAATAAATAATCTTTTGATTTATAATCTTTTAATTTTTGTTTTAAAGTTGAAATTACATAAACTGGACTTAAAATAATTTGTGAATTTTCTGGAAGTAAAACTTTTAACTGTCCATATTGGGTTGCACCGACTATATTTATTTTAGGTGCACCTATTTTGGTTCCAGGTATATCTTGTATTACATATACTATGG